CATGTGATTAAGCCATTTGACCTGGAAGATTTGCCTAATGGTACAGAATATTATCGGGGAATTGATTTTGGTTTTCGTCATGCAACTGTTTGTTTGTGGATTGCCGTAACGCCTGAAGAAAAATGGTATGTTATTGAAGAATATTATGCAAAAGAGGCTTCTTCTGAACACAACGTGGGAGTTATCAAGTCTATCCTTCCCAATGTAGAAGTTGAGGCAACTTGGGGTGACCCCAGCGCAACTCAATTGATAGATGATTACGAGAAGCTTGGTCTTTTTATCACTGCTGCTGACAGAAGCCACAAAACAACTTATACTAACTGGGTAAAGCTTGGCATTTCCAAGATAGCAAGCAAGTTAAAAACGACACCAGAGGTTGATGAAAAAGAAACCAAAGAGAAGGGCGAGCCACAGGTTAAATCAGATCCGAGTCTTTTCATTTTCAATAATTGCGAAAATTTGATTAGAGAGTTCCAAAGTTATCGGTGGAAAGTGCAACCCGATGTGCACAAATCTACACAAAGCAGGCCACTGAAACGTAATGACGATGCGCTCGATAGCCTTCGTTATTTCGCTGTTTCTTATGATCGTCCTTTTGGCGAAAGTTCAAAATATAATTTTCCCAAAGAGAAGTTGTTTCGAAAAGGAGGATTTTACCAGTGAGTGATTTTAATTTTATGAGAGACGAAAAACTTATCAATGCTTTTCAAAAAGAAAAACCACACCTGGTTTATTTAGAAAAATTAATTAAAAAATTAAAGTATGGTCGATTAACTGTGGTAATGAGACTTCATAACGGCGAAGTAACCGACCTTACAACTCTGTCTGCCAAACGGCTTCGTTTTGACAAAAAAGACGGTTCAATAAAGTCAGAAGAGAAGGTCAGTACTATGGAAGCAGAAAAGGAAATTGTTTCTGAAATTAGTGCGTAACAACTAGAGAGAAGTCTTTCTGATTTGACAGACTTATAAAGTCATGTTATATTTCAGCTGATAAAGAGGTCGAGCAGTTAACTGTAGACTCTCAGTCGAATTTAATTCGACATGAGGGTCTTTTTTTATTTCTCCCAAAATGGCTAAAAAAAAGCGAAAAAAGCGTGGCCGCCCCAGCAAGAAAGAGAAAGAGGTAGCCATCGACGAAAAATATTCCAAAGCAAAAGAAAGCAAAGAGGCAAAGGAGCGTCGTTTGCAAGATGAATTGGGTAAACACGCAAGCGATAGTAAAACTTTTTTGGCAGCCCTTCGTGATGAGTGGGACGACAAAGAAGCAATGCTTGTTTGTAAATTAGAGGATGAAATTACTACAGAAGGAGATGTTCATTCTCGTGTTTTTGACCCTCGATTGTCCACCATTGTTTTTGAACGGTCTAGTCGTGTAATGGCACGTAATCCAATTGGCAAAACTTATGCTCTTTCCAAAAACGATATTGGCAAAAGCAAATTGATGAATTTGTTGCTTCGCTACTATCAAAAAAATGCTAACTATTGGCACTCAATGATTGTTAAGTGTAGGATAATGGATTTGTATTCTTTGGTTTATGGAACAACGTTTGCGCTTGTTCCATGGGTGGTTGATTCAACTAGAGATTATATGGGACCAGAACTAATTCCGCTTCCGATTCGTGCTTGTTATCCACAGCCGTCAGCAACTTCTATTTCTGAAAGTGATTGGTTTCAGGTTTCTTCGATGAAAAGTTTAGATTGGTTAAAAGAACAAAAAAATCGTTCAGAGAAATGGAAAAATGTAGATAAGTTAATAAGCCGGGTGGTTGGAAGTTCTGGTAGCGGATCTGGCGATATGAAGCCAGATATTCAGCAAACTTACGTTGAGCAAGAGTGGTATGGAACAACTTCTTATGCCGATACTGCTTTTCCCAAGGTCGAATTAAGAACAGAATATCGCAGGAATCGTTGGATTACTTTTGCCCCAGGGCACGAGAACATGATTGTGAGAAATATTGAAAATCCTTATGGTAATGGGCTTTTGCCGATTGTTGCCAAACACGCTTGGCCCTTGATGGATTCGATTATTGGTTTGGGTGAATTTGAGAGAGGCAAAACCTTACAATATGCCGTTAACTCCCTCATTAATTTATATTTGGATTCTGTTAAATATTCCCTTTTTCCACCAATTCACATTAATCCGAAAAATGTGATTGACACAACGATTAAGTGGGGACCAGGAGAAAAATGGTTGATGAAAAATCCGATGGTGGATGTTCAGCAAATGAGGCTTTCGCCCAGAGGATTGGATACGTTCCAATCTACTTATCAGTTTCTTGTTGGGGCTCTTATGAACCAGGCGGGAACAACTGAGGTATCACACTCGGCAAGCACTTCTCCGGCATTAGGCAAAACTCCTCAGGCCATTAGAATGTTGGCTAGTCGCGAGTCAGCAAGAGACGCCTGGGACAGAACAATGATGGAGGATACTTTAAAAAATGTTTATCGGCGATGGATTCAGATGATTGTTAAGAAAATGGAAAACAAGGTTACAATGCGGATTTTTGGTCAAGAGGCTAAAGAAATTTCTAAGGACCATCCAGATATTATGGAATTTTTTGATAAAAAACGTGGATATGGACTGGCAAAAATTAAAAAGTCTGATATTGAAGCTCGTTACGATTTTGATTTAGAAACAGGCTCAACAATGAAGCCCGACTTAGAAGGTGAACAGCAAAATGTTAGTGCTATTTTACAAATGGTTTTGAAAAACCCTGCGATTATAGAAGCAATTCGTGCAAAGAAAAAGGATTTGGATATTGCTGAGTTGTTTAAGCGCTGGTTGATTGCGGGCGGGGTTAAAGATTATGAAAAGATTATTATTGATAGTCCAGAGTTGTCGGAAGAAGACAAGCCACAAGACGGGGAGGCCATGATTAAAGAAGCGGTGTCTCGTCTTGGGGGTGGAGGGGCAAGACCGCCCATGATGGGTGGGGTAGCTCCAGTTGGACCACAACCCAGTGGGGCTCCTGTTTCTCCGATGGTTGGGGCACCACCAATGGTCACACCGCCCAGACCAATGGCCCCTACTGGGCCGCAACCAACGGTAGCTTCAGTGGCTGGGTCGCCTAGCCCAAGACCGGCAGTGCCGACAGCAACTTCTGCTGTTAGTGAAGATACTGCTAATGCAATGGCTGCTTTAAGAGCGACAATAGAAGAATTAAGAACAATTCCGACAACAAGGAGATAAAAGGAGATATATAGTGGCTAGTGATAGTCCAATTATACCCAACTTGGGGAAAAACATAACAAAGGCGATTAAGAAAGTTCAGCCAAAGGAAAGTGTTGGCGAAAAAGAAGACAAGGCGTGGGCTGAATTTGGTCGTTACCCAGGATGGAAAAATTTGTTGAAACCATATTTAGAAGACAGGATAGCTTCTTTAAAAATGATGACAGAGGTGAAGCTAGACGGAACGGAAAGTGTTTCTGAGGTTGGGGCAAGATTTTTAATCTTTTCTGGTATCGCCAGAGAGTTGCAGTTTGTTATTGATAAGGTTGATAAAACTAGGGAAATTTTAGATAAAAAAGACGAAGAGGAAAGGAAAAAGACTGAAGAAAAGATAAGGAAAAGTGTTAAGAAAAAAGGGGAAAAGTGAGCGTAACCGCAAGGAATATGATTTCTTCGGTTATAAAAGACCGATATTATTCTGGAAAATCACAGAAAAAGAAAAGTGTTAGTGGAAAGAAAGAGGAAGGAGGGAAGATGCCTTACAAAAGAAGGGGTTCGGTTGTTTACTCAAAATCCAGTGGTAAATGGAAGAAAAAGCAGACTTGTCGCTCTGTGGCTGCTGCCAAGAAGGCAATTAAGCTTTTAAAAGGATTGGAGTCTGGAGATATTGACAAAAAGGATGTTGGGAAGAAAAAAAGAGCAGTAAGAAAAAAAGCAAGAGTAAGATGAAGAGGCAGGTACCGGCCAACTTGCCCCCAAATAAAAACAAAAAGTTTTGGGGAGATGCACAACAGATTAAAAGCAGACCAGAGAAAATAGAGATAGGAGAAAATCATGTATTTAAACAAAAAGGAAATGTGGCTATATGTATAAGTTGCCCTTTTACTCACGCTATTTATTTGGATCCGAATCAGGAGGTTCGAGATGGCAAAATAGTAAAAAGGAAGCCTACTGGGAAGACTGGAGGTCAGTAGGCATCGAGTCTTCCTGGGCGTAAGCACCCTGTACGCCCCAAGCCATAAGTTGGTGGGGTTGTAATAAAATTTTAGGAAAGGAGTTAATATGGCGACTAAAAAGAAATCCGACGTAAAGACTAACGAGTCATCGGAAGAGCAAAAGGAGACGTCAAAGACGTCCGAGGCAGAAGAAAGTTTCGAGGCAGAGGCGGCTGAGGAAAAAACTACTGCGGCGAAAACTTCCGAGTCAGATGCGTCAACTGACAAGAAAAAACCTACTCAGAAAGAGGCTGATGAGTCTTCTGAAACGTCAGAGAAGGCAGAAAAAACACCAGGAGAGGAAAAGCTTAGCGAAGAGGAACGTAAACGTTTGTCCGAAAAAGCTCAAAAGAGATATCGTCAATTAGCAAAGGCCAGGAAAGAGGCTGAGCAAAGGGCGGAAAAGCTTGAGGGAGAGGTTAGGCAATTGCGTGATAATCAGGAAAACAGATTCCTTGGAGATGCTAAACCTTCTTATTTGAAGGAGTTGGGAGTTCAGAGTAGCTCGGCGAGTAGCCAGGCTGACCCTGGACAAAAATCTTCAAGATTGCCCTACGAAACTAGTGGAGAGGGATCGACATCGTCGGATACTTCTGCCTCTGGTGAAGAAAGGGTAATTACTGTTGATGATTATAAACGCGATGTACTCCAGACTGCTGATATTGTAGTTCAGGCTCGTTTGAAGCAGTTTGCGAAAGCAAATGAAATTCAAAGCGATTTGCAGAAACTAGAAAGTAAGTATGAGGAGCTTAACCCTGAATCAGATAGTTATTCTGAGGAATTGAGTGTTAAACTTTCTAAATTGTTTAATGCTCAACTAAAAGCTGAGCCTAGAGTTAAACTCGAAACCTTTGTTGACGACATTATGGCTCTTCGGAAGGGCGGCGAAGAAAAGGGAAAGGCTGAAGTTACTGCCAAGGTTGTAGAACAAAAGGCAGAAGAAGCTATTTCCCCATCCGAAGTCGCCCCGCCACCAGAGACATCTTTTGAAGATATGACTCTGAAAGAGAAGGAGAGCTATATGAAGGAGCACGGACTCTGGTAGGACACCAGTTGGAAAGGAGGAAAGCTTACACGGAAACGTGTAAGATAGACAATTTATGAGCGTAACAACAAGAGCAATGATGACTGAGTCCATCAAGTCTCGATACTACGATGAGTTGTTTCTCACCGTTGCCGAGAAAAAGTTGGTGCATACTCAGTTGGGACAGTTGAATCGCAAGGTTCCTAAAGGAGAAAACGCTTATGCCATCTACTGGACTCGGTGGAAGCCCCTAGCGGCTCACACTGAAGCTGCAGCAGAGGGTGTGGCCACAACGGCTGTCAATATGTCAGCGGTTAATGTCACAGGAGCGGTTGTTCAATATGACAATGCTATTAAGATTTCTGATGTTTTAGCATTGACTTCAATGGGCGACATTATGAAGGAGGCTGTTAGAGAGCTTGGCTACAATGCCGGACATTCTATTGACACTCTCGTTCGTGATACAGTTACGCCGGGGGGTATTCCACAAAACGCTGGAACTTCTACTTCGGCACAAACTAACTGGTCCGCTATTCCGCAAACAGCGATTCTCTCTATTGGCGAATTGCGAAAGGCGACAAGGACTCTTAGGAAATTAGATGCTCAACCACCTGAATCTCGTGTCAGTATGGTTAAGGGTCAGAGCGTAAGCACTAACCCTGGGGCTGGTCTTGGTGGGTACTGGGTGGCAGTTATTTCGCCTGATTCTGCATACGACTTGCAGGGCGATACTGCTACTGGTGCTTGGGCCGATGCCAACCGCTATGCCGGTGCCGATAAGTTATTCACTGGTGAGGTTGGGAAGTTGTACGGTATCAGGTTCCTTGAATCTAGCAACGCTAAGGTTCACGCAGACTTGAACGACGCAGCAACATCTCGGTCGGCTATTGCCGCATCTGGTTTGGTTCACGAAACATTGGTAGCTGGAGCTAACTACTTCGGTATTACTAAGCTTCAAGAACTTAAGACCTTTATTAAGCCTTTTGGTTCTGCGGGAACTGCAGACCCGACTAACAAGATTGCGACCGCGGGCTGGAAGACATCTTTCGGCACTCGTGTTCTCTACTCTGGTTTCGGAGTCAGCATTTTCCACTCAATTGGTGCAAACGCAGAGTAACCTCTGCATTAACACCTCTTGAAGCCGATAGGCTAACGCACCTTGCTAGGGCAAGCCCTTGCCTGGAGGGTCAAAGTGATTGGATAATGTATATTAATCATCTTGCCCTAGCATTGGTATGTTTAAAACTAGAAAAAATGAAACAAACAGAAAATTCGTGGCTATGCCCACAATGTGGAAAAAAAACTTCACAAGATAAGCAATTTTGTGAACACTGTTCTTACAATATTGGAAGACACAACAGCCCCTGGTCTGACATAACAATACACTCTTCTCCTGGTTGGGTAGATACTTTTAATAGATTAAATCCTCATCCAGAAGCGATGGACGCCGAGGGAGAACGACACGCAGTTGATGTGATGTTGGACGAAAAAGAATCAGAATTAAAAAACAGTAAACGAGCACAACGGTGGGAAAAGGGAAGAAAGGCTGCTTGGAAAAGAAATTTGAAATATAAAAAGTCAAGGGAGAGGGAACACCGTCGTAAAGTTGACAAAGCAAAGGGGTTTGCTTTAGAATATTTAAGAGAGAAGACGCAGGAGAGAAAAGGAACAATATAAATGAAAAAACCAGAAATTTCTGTGGTTTCGAGCACTTACAATCGCTCTGAAAAATTTTTACCCCGTGCAATCAAATCTGTTTTAAACCAAAACTTTCAAAACTTCGAACTAATTATTGTAGACGATGCTTCTGATGACAATACCCCCGAGGTTGTTAAATCTTTCCAAGAAAAGGATAAAAGAATTCAGTATATTAGAAGGAAAGAGAATTTCGGTTGTGATACTCGACCCAAGAATGACGGGATTAGGGCAGCTAGGGCAGACCTAGTTGCTTTTTTAGACGATGATAATGCTTTCCGACCCGACCACCTTTCCGCACTTAAGAAAATACTTGACAGAAATCCATATCTGGCCTTGGTTTATGGGGATAGATGGGTTATTCCAACCAAGAAAATGAAAAAGGAGGGACATAAAGAGGGGGTTGGTGTTTACTCGGAGTTTAATCCTTTTTCTTTAAAGACTCGAAATTATATTGACACTTCTGATGTTTTGGTACGGAAAGAGGCTCTTTTGGAGGTTGGGGGCTTTGATGAAAATATCAGAAAGTTTATTGATTGGAATCTCTGGTGGAGATTAGTCAAGTCTGGAAAGCGTTTCAAGCGAGTTTCTGTTGTAATTACTGACTACCACCTTCATGATGGCATGAAGTCTGCCCGGGTTAAGGAAGGGGAATTTAATCCGTCAACGGGTTTTTTTGAGCCCACCTTCGACCCGAACGAGTGTTTAATACACTCTGGTGCTATTGGTAAAGTTCCCAAACCCAAAATTGCTTTCTTTACTCTTACGTTTAATCGACTAGAATACACAAAAAAAATGTTTAAGTCCATCCACAAAACCACAAAATATCCTTTTGACCACTATGTTGTTGACAATGGTTCGACCGATGGAACAAAAAAGTATTTGAAAGAGCTTAAAAAGAAGGGCTGGATAAAAGAAATTATATTTAATAAAGAAAATGCTGGTATCCCATACTCGTCGAACCAGGCTCTTGATGCCATAAACCCTGAGAAGTATACCTACATTATGAAGGTTGACAATGATGCTCTTTTCAAGACCAAGGGTTGGTTGGAAGCAATGATGTCAATCTACGAGAGAAATGAGATGCTTTGTTTGTCTCCCTATATCGAGGGGTTGGCTGGCATGCCTGGTGGAACACCGCGAATGGTTTATGGAAACCTAGCTGGTGAATTTTTGGGAATGGTGGAACACCTTGGGGGTATTGTTACGATAGCGCCTTCTAAGGTTTATTTAGATTGGAGATGGCCAGAAGGTGCTTTTATGCAGGGTGGAAATGATGTTATCTTTTGTGCTTATGTTCAAAAATTTGGATACCAACTTGCCTATCTTGAAAATTACAAAGTAGAGCATGTTGAAGGAACAATCGGACAGGAAAATCGGTATCCTGATTATTTCAAAAACAAGGAACATTTGCGCAGGAAAAGATATGATGCAGAAGAAAAAAAAGAAACCAAAAAAGAAAAAGATTAAGAAATGGAGCGAAAGGGCACCCCACAAATTACACCTTGGTTGTGGAAGTGTTTATATTCCTGGGTACATTAACATCGATTACAGGATACCCCTAACGGGGAAAATAGATTTAAAGGCAGATGTTAGAGAATTGCCATTCGAGAACAGAAGTTGTGACGAAATTATCTCTTTCCATTTATTTGAACACCTCAAGCGCCCTGATGTTAAAAAAACTCTTCGGCACTGGTTTCGTCTTCTTACGAGCAACGGTCATTTGATAATGGAACTTCCTGATTTTGATGAGGTTGTCGGGAATTATTTATTGGGAAATGAAAAAATGTTGGAGCACATTTTCGGTAATCAAGAAAATGAGCAACAATTTCACTATTGGGGATACAATTTTGAGCGTCTTAAAAGTGAATTAGAAGAAATTGGTTTCAAAGATGTTGTTAAAATAGGGGCAACAGATTATCACACAGAAAATGAGCCGTGTTTTAGGGTAGAAGCAACTAAGTTGGCACGATGTGATTTTCATCTTGAAGCAACTAATGTTTGTAGTCGTGAAAGAAACAGGTGTTCTTATTGTGCCGATGACGATAGCCGAGAAAAGGGGTATCTGGATTTGGATTTAGCGGAGAAAATTTTAGACCAGATTGATAAATTAAATAGTGAGCCCAAACAAATTTTCTTGTTTTTGTCAGGAGAACCCTTTCTTCACCCAAAAATTGGAGAATTAGTCAGAATGGCTAGTAAAGTTGGAAAAACAGTTTTACACACAAATGCCGATGTTCTAACTAGGGAAAAAGCAATCCAGGTTATCAATGGAGGACT